ACAGTTAGTTAATAAAATAGCGATAGATATTAAAGAGGAAAAATAGATGGAAATGTTTGGAGCAGCAATATTATTATTGTTATTTACAATATATTTATTATTTAGTTGCGGAGAATAATTGATGTGTAATAATTGCAATAATACCGGAATAATATTAATTAGAGATCGTGATGAATATACTAGATTTCAAACCGATAAAGATTATTGGTTATATCATTCTTTTTTAGAAGCTTCAAATATTAATGATGGCTATTATCATTATCTTTATTGTAGCTGTGATTGCTGTAAAGATAAGGTTAGAGATTATAATAAATTTCTCCATAAAGATATTAAAATATTAAAGGAAGAAAATCTTATTCAAGCTGGCTTATAACGATTTAACAAATAGGCAAAAGGAATAATTATGAAGCTTTGGACATATAATTGGTTTATTTTATTTATAGCATGGTGTAGGAAGTGGAGTTGGTTCGATACTTATATTTATGGCAAGTCTTTAAATTTAGAAGATTTTGTTAGGAATCCAGCAGAAGTTTTTAGAGATGTATATCCTCCCTTTATAATAAAAGATATAAAGTCATATTCAATAATTAATTGGAGATTATTTTATATACCTTTTAACCATGTTAATGTCCCCAATTGCTGGGAAGTTCCAATGGGGAAGCATAAATTGGTTTGTAAGATAGGCAACTGGGTTATTTCGGATTTAAGATTATTCAATCCTTTTTGGACTAAGTTTTGTAATTGTGGTTTTTTCTTTCAATTAGCTTTGAGTTTTAAATATTACATTATTCCTATTCCTTATATTAGCTTATGTATTCGTTTTAGTAAATATAAATATTTTCAGTTTGGCATTGGCTGGGGTGCGGAATCACATTTGGTTGCTAATAGAGTCGATGCTGTTTTATGTGGAAAGTTTAGATATATTAATCAAAAGACAAGTAATGAAGTAGATTGGAATCCATCTGACGTTATTGATTACTACGAAGGAACTAATTAAAATTTGTTATTTGTGATATCTGTAAAAAGAGATACGATAACGATAAAGATTTTTTTGAGACACAAGAGTTTTTCCATATACAAGAGGTAGGCGGATATGGAAGTGTCTTTGGAGACGATAAAGAAATAAACATTGATATTTGTCAGCATTGTATGAATAAAATATTTATGGAAAATAAAGTGGAAATATAAATGACGAAATGGAAAATATTAATGAGATACGAATACAGATACCGGAAATATTTCAAGAGTTGGTTAAACCCCATAGATATAAGTCTTATTATGGAGGTCGTGGGTCTGGAAAGTCGTGGGCGATAGCAAGAGTTTTATTGGCGATAGCAGCTCAAAGAAAAACTAGAGTATTATGTACTCGTGAATTTCAATCTTCAATTGCAGATTCTGTTTATAAATTACTTGTAGATCAAATACATGCAAAAGATAAAAACGGGAATAACTTATTTAAGTATTATAGAGATGGAATATTAAAAAATACAATTACAAGTTCTATTGGTTCTGAGTTTATTTTTAAAGGGCTTAATAGAAACATACAAGAGATAAAGTCATTAGAAGGCGTAAATATCTGCTGGGTTGAAGAGGCGCAGTCAACCTCGGAGGAATCATGGAAGGTATTAGTTCCAACCATTAGAAAAGAAAATTCAGAGGTATGGTTATCATGGAATACAGGAGAAGAGAAAGACCCTACATATCAAAGGTTCGTAGTTAGCCCTCCACCTGATTGCATTAGCCAGAAAGTAAGTTATAGAGATAATCCTTATTTCCCTGCTGTTCTAGAAAAAGAAAGAGCTTATCATCAAAAGGTTGACCCTGATTCATATGAAAATATATGGGAAGGTTTTCCTTTAACAATCAGCGAAGCTTGTATCTTTAGAAATAAATACAGAGAGGCAACATTTGAAGCACCAGAGAATACACAATTTTTATTTGGGGCTGATTTTGGTTTTAGTAATGACCCTTCAACATTGATAAGATGTTTTATAAATGATAAGAAATTATATATTGATCAAGAGGCATATCGGGTCGGCGTTGAACTAAACAATATGGATGTTGGTTTTTATGACCAAATACCGGAAAGCAAGAAATGGCCCATAAAAGCAGACAATTCAAGGCCGGAAACAATATCTCATTTAAAGAAGAATTATGGGTATAATATTTCAGCAGCAAAGAAATGGCAAGGCTCTGTAAAAGATGGAATTACTTTCTTAAAAGGCTTTGAAGAGATAGTCATCCATTCAAGATGCAAACATACATTAGAAGAGGCAAGGCTTTACAGCTATAAGATAGATCCAAAGACACAAGAGGTATTACCTGAAATCAATAGCAAACACGACCATTGCTGGGACGCTATTAGATATGCTTTAGACGGTAAGATAACAAATAAAGGATTTAGTTGGGTTGACTTCGTTGGATAGTAAAATATAAATATCGGGCAGGAATCGTGGCACATATTCACTAATATGATCGTAATCTAAGAAAAACCTTTCTATTTATATTTAAAAAGGAATAATTATGACAGACACTGAAATATTCTTAGAACAACAAATAGAAAACTTAAAAATGGAATTAAAGCTTAAAAATGAGATTATAGAATTATATAAGGGAAAGCAAATAATACAGTCTCCTTTTATACCTCCAATAACAGAACCTTATATAGGAGATACAATTCCTAATCCTTATGAGGTAACTTATTAGAGCGCAATTTCTTTTCCCGATTCCATAAAAATAAAAGGAGAGTTACATTAATTGGTAAGTGGTCTGTTTTGAAAGCAGATGTATACGAGTAATCTCGTTATGGGGATTCAAGTTCTCCACTCTCCGCCAGGATTATAACTATGAAAATAGAATTAAATAAAAGAGAAATATTCATTATTAAGAATGCTTTATATCTTGAATTAGATTCCCAGAAATTTATGCAAGGATTTGGTAAAGATAAAAAAGAAGAGATGCAAGAGTTAAATTTATTATATGATAAGTTCACTAAAGTTCTTATTCAGAGTGTAGCCTAACTGGTGAGGCACTTGGTTTGGGGCCAAGATCATGCTGGTTCGATTCCAGCCACTTTGACCAACTTATAACTTTCTATATATAATCAGTCAAAGTAGCTTAAAAACGATCCTCGTAAGAAATAACCATAGATTTAAAGCATATTATGATTAACATTTAACCGGTCGAAATGTAATTTTAGATAAATCATTTCTTAACCGGTGCTTTCGGTGGGCTGCGCATACCAATAAATCACGCATAAATAATTATGAAGTCAATAATCCAATTAAGTAATGGGTATTGTTTAAAATACAATTTAGTTCATCCCCATAAGGTTCTCATTCATATCTATAATGAAATAAAATCTTTTATTCATCGAGGTATATACGGATTTGCCAAAAGGGATGTTTGGGGCTTAAATTATTATTTAGCAATAATTATTAGTAATTCGGTAGGACATTTAAAAGATAATCATTATAGTTACCCTTCTCAATTGACAGAGAAGCAATGGTCTTCAATATTAGACGAAATTGCCAATGGTTTTAAAATGAAGGTAAAAATAGACAATATGGTTTATAAATCTAAAGAATGGGAAGAAGCAAATATACAAGCAGAAAAAGCAATGCATTTGTTTCTAACATACTTTGATGGTTTATGGGACTAAATAATATAGGAGGGAGCATAAAATGAAAGCAATATTTATTGTTTTGCTTATCATTACGATGACCGCAATTTTTCCTTTGCCGATAGAATCAAATCAGATACCTGCTAAAATCAAATTTCAAGAATTAAAATTAAAAATACTGAATTGCGAAAGCGGATTAAAACATCATAATATTTGGGGAGATCATCATAAAGCTTATGGGATAGCTCAATTTCATTTAAGAACATTCAATTACCTTAAAAATAAAGCAAATCAACCAAAACTAAAATGGAAATCTTATAAAGATCAATTATGGTTATTTGATTGGTCATTAAGAAATGGGTACGCTAAAAACTGGACTTGTTATAGAAAATGTACGGGGTAATATATGTGCGATAAATGTAATGATACAGGACATATTCACTATGGTAGCGATACATTTACAGGGCAAAAACAAATAACTTGTGATTGTAAATGCTGCAAAAATAAAAAATCAGGGGATAAGAAAAATGTTAGTACAGGACATGACAGTAATAAATGGAATGCTTCGCAACAAAGTGGATTATAAAAATATTAAAACCAAAGACATCAAATTAAATGAAACTCCTGATTCAAAATTTGATGCTGAAGAACTTGCATTAGGTATTAAAACTGAAATGGAGCATACGGATTCAAAAGAGGAAGCCACGAGTATAGCAAAAGATCACCTCTTGGAACCTGGAATGTCTCATTATTATACAAATCTTTTAAAAATGGAGAAAGAATTAAAAGAGAATGAAAATAAATAAAATATTTTTATGTAAAATTTGTGGTAAAAAATTAGGCTCTTCAAATTGGTTAAATAATCATGTTAAAAAAGAGCATAAAATGGAAGCAGAAAAATATTATTTAAAGTTTTCCAATATTAAGAAAGCAAATATTTGTAGACATAAAGGATGCAATAAAAAAACAAGATTTATAAGTATTACAAAAGGATTTGAAGAACATTGTTGTCGGTCTCATGCAAATTTAAATCAATCTGAAGAAGTTTATAATCAATGGAAGAGTAAGGTTCAAGATAAATGGAATTCTAAATCAACAGAAGAATTAATTGAAATTAAAGAAAGAAGAAATAATACTATTATAGAAAATTATGGTTCCTTTAATAATTTTCATAAGTTGTTTTGCGAGGCTTCTTTAATAAATAAATATGGTGTTTCAAATCCTTCTTATATACCGGAAACAATAGAAAAAAGAAAAGAAACTTTTTCCAATAGAACGAAAGAAGAAAAAGAAAATACAAAATTAAAAAGAGAAAATACAATGTTAGAAAGATTTGGCGCTGCTTATCTCTGGAAAATTCCAGAATATAAAAAACACCAATTAAAAAAATCAGATGATACTTGCGTTAGTAAAGGTTATTGGCTTCCAAAAGAAGAAAGAAGTGATTTTTCTATTTACAGAAATAAGTGTCATAATCTTACTAGAATAAATGCTAAATTAAAATTTACAGAAGAACAATTATTAAAAACAGGGAAATGCGGTGATGGAGACTGTTTGCAAATAGATCATAAATATAGTATTAAACAAGGTTATTTAGAGAATATATCTCCCGAAGTAATTGCGCACCCTTATAATTTAGATATTATTCATTGGAGAGATAATGATACAAAGAAAATCGGATGTTCTATTTCTAAAAAGAAGCTTTTAAAATATACAATTTAAGTTAAGGTAATTAACAAATGTTATTTAGCAATATGAAAATCAGGAATGGAAGAATCGTAAGTAAAGATGAATCAAAAGATATTATCTATCAAGGCATTCCTATACATATAGAACAAGATATTGGAGATATAAGAGAGCATAAAAATGGACAAACAACCTTTTATGTCCCGTATGGCTATATTAAAAATACAAAAGGAATAGATAATGAAGAAATAGATTGCTTCATTGGGAATAATCCTTACGCATCAAACGTATATATTATCAAGTTAGCAAAGGCCGATAAGGAAGAAAAAACTTTTTTAGGCTTTAATACAAAAGAAGAAGCAGTTCTTTGTTTCTTAGCTCATTATAGCAATCAAGATTTCCTAGGTGAAATAACAGAATTATCAATGCAATTTTTTAAATCAATATTATATGATTGATCATTTAGACCCTTATATCGGATTAGTTGGAAAGAAATGCATAATAGAAACTCAAGACGGAAATAATTTTATAGCTTACCTTATAAACAAAGAAGGAAACAATCTTACCTTCGCAACAGATTTAATCGTACTGAAGAAAAGAGATATATTAAAAATTAGCATTAAGGAATAATAATGTCTAAAATCAAGCGTAGAAATATTGCTCCGTTCTGTGAGTGTAGTTGTGGAGAGCATGTTACAAAGCATACTCAAAAACCTAGATGGAATAAATATATAAATCATCATGCAGGAATAAAATATCATGTTAAAGATTTAGGGAGTAAACTCTGTGCCTGTGGTTGCGGCGAATATTTTAAGATAAATAAATATTATCAACAACAAAAGTTTATTATAGGCCATTTTTCAAAATTAATAATCCATACTCCAGAATCAAATAAGAAAACATCAGAATCTCTTATAGGAAGAACAATTACTTGGGGAGATAAAATATCAAAAGCAAAGAAAGGAGTTCCTAATCCTAAATTAAGCAAATATCTTACAGGAAGAACTCTTTCAAAAGAAACAATTGAAAAAATAATATTAAAGAAAACAGGGGTTCCTCAATCCGACGAATCAAAAATAGCAAAACAAATATCTGTTAAAGCTTATTGGGATTCTTTACCGCAAGAAGATAAAATTAAAAGGTTAAACCATATGATTTCTGATGAAGGAAGAGAAGAAGCTTCTGAAAGAATGTTAAAAAATTGGGAAAACCCAGAATATAGAGAAAAAACTTTAAGCGCTCAATTTAAAGGAAGACAGATTTTTCCCAACAAACCAGAAACAATTATATTAAATTTATTGAATGAAAAATATCCTAATGAATGGAGATATACTGGTGATGGAACTATTTGGATAAATGGTAAAAATCCAGATTTTACAAATGAAAAAGATAAAAAGTTAATTGAATTTTATGGAGAGTATTTTCATAAAGGCGGAAAAAAAGAAGAACAAAACAGAATAAATATATTTAAACCTGCTGGTTACGACACATTAGTAATTTGGGAATCTGAATTAAAAGATATAGATAAAGTTAAAAATAGAATAAATAAATTTGTGAGATAAATTAATGGCAAAAATTAATAGAAGAAATTCAAATAAAAATATAATTAATACTCAAGATTCATTCACAAATTTTAATCAACGCATGGGCATGGGAGCAGATAATTGTTTAACTGGAAGTACATATACTTTAAATAATTTTATATCGCGCAATCACGTTTTACTGGAAGCTGCATATCGTAGTTCATGGCTTGTAGGTGCCGCTGTTGATTCAATAGCAGAAGATATGACAAAAGAAGGGGTATCATTTCATTCTGAAATGTCTCCTGACGATATGTCTAAGTTACAAGTTGCTATTAATAAATATTCTTGCTGGGAATCTTTATCAGAGACAATTAAATGGGCAAGATTGTACGGTGGCGCATTAGCATTACCTATTATTGATGGAGCTGATTATTCAAAACCATTAAATCCAGATGCTATTGGTAAAGGTAAGTTTAAAGGCTTATTGGTATTAGACCGATGGATGGTCGATCCTAATGTTGGAGAATTAGTTACAGAATTAGGTCAAGACTTTGGTAAGCCAAAATATTATAGAATAGTTCCGGCTGTTATTGGAATACCTTTATTAAAAATACATTATTCAAGAGTATTTAGATTTGATGGAATTAAACTTCCTTATTATCAGCGTATAGCAGAGAATATGTGGGGCTTATCTATTGTAGAAAGAATGTATGATAGATTACTTGCATACGATTCTTCTACAACTGGTGCGGCTCAATTATTATATAAAGCTTACTTACGAGTAATTGGAGTTGATGGTTTTCGTGAAGCATTAGCAATGGGTGGAGATGCAGAGAATGCAGTCATTAAGCAATTCACTTTGATGCGCCAAATGCAATCGCTAGAAGGAATCACTTTATTAGATAAAGAAGATAATTTTACAACTCATCAATATAATTTTTCTGGAGTGTCTGATTTATTAATTCAGTTTGGAGAACAAATATCAGGGGCAATAGAAATACCTCTTGTAAGATTATTTGGACAGTCTCCTGCCGGTTTAAATTCTACAGGGGAATCAGATTTAAGAAACTACTACGATGCAATAAACAAGAAACAGGAAAATCAATTACGTCCTCATTGTGAGAAACTATTTAAAATAATTTATATGTCGGAATTAGGAAAAGAACTTCCTAAAGATTTTGAATTTACATTTAATTCATTATGGCAAACATCAGATAAAGAGAATGCGGATATAGCAACTGTGGATTCAACAACTATTATTAATGCTCATGGCTCTGGATTAATTAAGAAGTCAACAGCATTGAAAGAGTTATTGCAGCAATCAAGAGTGTCTGGCAGATTTACAAACATTACAAATGAAGAGATAAAAGAAGCAGAGGAAGAAGAAAAGAATCCTCCTCCTAATCCTTTTGATAATCCAGACGATAATCCTCCTCCGAAAGCAGATGAAGATAATCCTGATAAAAAGCCAGTATTAAAATCAGAAGAAGGTGAAAACGAAATAAGGGCTGCAAAGAAGTCCGACGAGCTTCCATTAGCAGAGCATAAAAAAGAAGAAGCCCGACATAAAGCAGAGACAGAGAAATATTCAGAAAATGATTCGGCAGATGAAGTTCTAATAGATAAAAACCTTACTACTGCTAATATTACTTAAAAGAAGATGAATAATGCCTCCTACAAAGCAACCAAATAATAAGTTTGTTTATTCTCATCAAGGAGCAACTCAACGCTACGAATCAGACCTCAAGCAAATATCAAATGAAGTTGATCGTATAGTTAAAAAGTTCCCATTCAGAGTAGGAGAAGAAATTAATTTAGATAATGCAGAACAGTTAATTGATAGATTGCAAACCTATTCTGAAAAGATTTACGATTGGGCAACCAATACAGCAAATAAGATGCTGGTTCAAGTTGACAAGCAAACTAAAAAAGAATGGGAAGCACATTCACAAAGAATGTCTTTAGCATTAAAGAATGAATTATTAAAGACAAACACTGGTAAAGCATTAAAGCAATACTTAGACGACAATATTCAACTGATTACTTCGCTCCCATTAGATGCTGCTCAAAGAGTACATGATATAGTTTATAAAAATATCTATACTGGAAAACGAAGAGCAGAAACAATAGCAAAAGAAATATATCGAACTGGTCAAGTAACACAATCAAGAGCAAAACTTATCGCCCGTACAGAAGTTTCTCGTGTTAGTACTGGGCTGATTAAAGTAAGAAGTGAAGCGGTAGACATTTCATGGTTTCGCTGGAATAGTATATATGATATACGAACAAGAAATGCTCATGCTAAAATGAATAATGTTTTATGTAGATGGGATGAGCCGCCTAATCCAGAGAAATTATTTCCTGATAAGAAAGTAAAACCTTATGGGAACTATTTGCCGGGAGCTACTTTCAATTGTCGTTGTTCGGCACTTCCACTCATACATATAACCGATATTTCTTGGCCTGCAAAAATCCACTATAAAAATAAAATAGTAAGAAT